GCTGAGTGGTGGGCCGGTCGATTTCAAAAAGGACAAGACCTCCTTGCAGAATATAAAGATCATCGTAAATTCGATGACTTTCACAAGAAACTTACTACTAGCTGTGAACTAAATCCCACTAAACAGCTAGACGTCATATACGATCCTTCCCTCACTTTGGGCAAGATTCGGACGGAAGTAGAAATGAAAGTAAAATCTTCAATGGATATTGGTGTAGTTATTGTAGATTATATCAATCAAGTTAAAAGGTCAAATGTTCCCAGTCGAAGCGGTCAATACGATTGGACTGAACAAATAGAAGTAAGTAAAGCTCTGAAGTCAATGGCACAAGAGTATAAAATACCTTTCTTTTCTCCGTATCAAACTGATGCTACGGGCGAAGCAAGATTTGCAAAAGGTATCTTGGACGCAGCAGATGCAGCGTTCGCTCTAGAGCCTTGGCAGCACGAAGATGGTTGTGTAACCTTCAAGTGTGTAAAAATAAGAAATAATGAGCCTATAGATTTTACCTCCACTATGGATTGGCAAACTCTAAAGATGGGCCCTGAGAGCGCTTTAACTCCAGATCAACGAGAGGATGCCTCTCACAAAACTGGAGAAGAAATCCAGGACATATAAAAATATTTCTTGACACTCCCGTTGATTTGTAGTATAATATATGCTCAAGTCACGGGAGTTTTTTATTTATGGGAATGATTTATGGATCAATGGCTTATGATGTCTCAGGACGAAAGAAAAAAGGTTTGCGAAGAAAAAATGTATCTCGCAAGATTAGGACTATCAGTATCAGTCCAAGAAATAATTACCGCAGGAGTACCACAGAGTACCCCTCGGTTCCCGACACAGTTGGAGTTGCCGCTAGAGTGGAACCGCCACGTTACACCGGAACCCTTGTTAAAGGTATCGGAACCATGCACAAGTCAAATGCAGTTCCAATCATAGATGAACAGCAAATGAAAGATATTGCTAGGATGAGAAGATAATGCAACCAGATATACCCGATAGTAAATTAAAAGTAGAGGCAATTGCTACACTTCTAGTGTTTACAGCGATATACGCATTTCCATGGTTTTTCCCTGGCGGATACTACACTTGGAATTACGGATTCTAATAGGATAAAAAGATAATGCATGATGCCCCTATGGAACATTGGAATACTGTAGATACTTGCCCCCATTGCGGAGAACATCTAGTTGGAGATGGATACAGCAACGGGGACCCTGTAAGGTGTCCCAATGCTTTAGAAGAAGATTGGTGGTATAGTGAGCCAGATAGTGGGCCGTGGTATTGTAATTACTCTGATGATTATGATGAGCCAACTGAGTATGATGAATGGCAAAGCTATGACCCGGATTGTTAATTATATGAAAGAAGAACCTGAATTTTTATTACCGTTTTTAGTTGTTTGTTCACTTTGGGCAGTACTGCTTATTGCGGTCTTTTTATGAATGCAGAAGATTTATTAATAGATAAAAAAATTCCTTACTACGCAAAGGGTAAAGATTTTTTAGTAAGATGTTTAAATCCTGAACACGATGACAATAATCCAAGCATGAGAATAGACCAAATTACTGGTATATTCAATTGTTTTGCGTGTGGATTCAAAGGAAATATTTTTCATTTCTACGGGGAGAAAGCAAACCAACTACAACTTCGTAGAGAGAACTTAAAGAAAAAAATTAGGCAGAAAATGTCAGAAGGTTCTGGACTTGCTTTCCCAAAAGGATACTTACCCTATGATGGAAACTGGAGGGATATTAAACCAGAAACCTATAAAAAATTTCAAGCATTTACTCATCATGACAAAGATCATATAGGACGTTTAGTATTTCCAGTCAGAGATATTAGCGGTAGAGTAGTATCATTTAATGGACGTCATATGTCTGGAGGGACTCCTAAGTATATGATTACTCCTAGAGGAGTTAAATTACCACTTTTTCCTAAAGTAACCGCTATTAAGGGAAGTATAATTTTAGTTGAAGGCATTTTTGATGCTATAAATTTGCATGACAAAGGACTAACCAATGCAGTTTGTTGCTTTGGTACAAACAATATAAATGAAGAAAAGTTGTCGCTTTTAAGCCTGCAAGGAATAACCGGAATAGATATATTCTTTGACGGAGACGATGCGGGACAAAAAGCTGCAGAAAATGTAAAAGATATGTGCGAGAAAGTTGATCTCACATCCAGAAATGTATTCATAGAGAATACAGACCCTGGAGCACTTGTTAAATCTCAAGTTGAAAAGCTAAAGGAGAGATTATATGGCTAACGTCGCCTTAATAGAGACGAAACCGTCAAGAACAAATTTTTCTCGAGAGTTCGATGGAGCTTTCGAGTTTGATCAATATCAATTATGTTCGGATCCAAGTATTAAAAAGGTTTTGAAAAGAGATTGTGATATTGACATAGATACAGATAAATATGACTGGGTAATACTTGTTGGCTCAGACGCTTTAAAATATTTTACTAGAATTAATTCAGTTACGGAATACTCTGGTAAAAAAGTTGAAAAAAAGTTTTTACCTGTTATTAATCCTGCTATGCTTGCTTTTAAACCAGAAGCTCGTAGAACGTGGGAAGATTCAAAAGCAAGTATAATTGGCTATATTCGTGGAGAAATCGAAGACGCCGTAATTGATGAAAGTATTGCTTTTGGAATACAAGATACGGAGGAGGCTAATGAATTTATTCGTTGCGCCATCAAAGATCCATGCAGATATGTTGCTCTCGACTCTGAGACTACTGGGCTCTATCCTAGAGACGGCCATATGCTGGGTATTAGTATTAGTTATAATGGCAAGTGTGGGGCTTATATTGATACCAACTGCTTTGATGATATTACTGAACAGCTTTTACAGCAGCTTTTTAATGAAAAAGCAGTAATCTTCCACAATGCTAAATTTGATATGGCATTTTTTGAGTATCACTTCAACTTTAAATTTCCAAAGTTTGAAGATACAATGTTACTACACTACCTTATAGATGAGAATCCCGGGACTCACGGCTTAAAACAGCTTGCTATGAAGTTTACTCCTTATGGCGATTATGAAAAGCCTATGTATGATTGGATAGATCAGTATAGAAGAGAGAATGGTATTCTAAAAGGAGACTTTCAATGGGGATGGATTCCTTTTGATGTAATGAAAACTTATGCAGCTATGGATGCTGTTGTGACTTTCATGGTTTATGAAAAATTTGTAAAGATCAAGCAGAATAAAAAACTCTGTTGGGTATATGATAATATCTTAATTCCAGGCACTAGATTCTTGACAGATGCCCAAGATAATGGTGTACCTTTTGATAGAGAACGACTGCATCTAGCTCAAAATATTATGCAAGATGATATTGATAAAGCAATTAGTACTCTTTATAAAGATGAAAGAGTACGAAAGTTTGAGCAGCTTCAAGAAAAGGAATTTAATCCGAACAGTACATTACAGTTACGTAAGTTATTATTCGATTTTCTAGGACTCAATCCTACAGGTAAGAAAACAGGTACGGGAGCAGATTCTACGGATGCAGAAGTTCTTAAAGAATTATCTACACAGTCTCCTGTACCTCAACTAATTTTAGATATTCGTCAAAAGTCTAAAATCAAGAATACTTATTTAGATAAAATTATTCCTCAACTTGATCGAGACTCAAGGTTGCGTACAGGATTTAATCTTCATGGCACAACTAGCGGACGACTATCTTCTAGTGGTAAATTAAATATGCAGCAACTACCTAGGGATAATCCTGCTGTAAAAGGATGTATTAAAGCCGCAGCGGGGTCTAAGATAGTTGCAATGGATTTAACTACTGCCGAAGTATATGTTGCCGCTAAACTGGCAGAAGATGAAGCCCTTATGGATGTATTCCGCAGTGGAGGGAACTTTCACAGCACTATTGCACATAAAGTATTTCGCTTACCTTGTGCAGTTGAAGAAGTAGCAGAGTTATACTCAGATCGTCGACAAGCTGCTAAAGCCGTAACTTTTGGTATTATGTATGGCGCAGGCCCTGCAAAGATCAGCGAACAAGTTACAAAGGATAGTGGAAAATATTTTTCCAAGAACGAAGCTGCCGAAGTAATTAATGATTATTTTCAGACTTTTCATAAGTTAAAGTCT